TCAGGCCGTCGGCGCGCGTCGTCGATAGCTCAACGCCTCGGCAACATGGACGCGCCCCACGTCGTCCGCGCCAGCCAAATCGGCGATGGTGCGCGCGACGCGCAGCACGCGGGTGTAGCCACGCGCCGACATACGCGTCGCTTCGGCGGCCTGCGCGAGCAGGCGGCGGCCGGCTTCGTCGGGGGTTGCGACCGCGTCGAGCAACGTGCCGTCCGCCTCGGCGTTGGTCCGCGGCGTCTGCCCCGCATAGCGTGCGCTCTGGATCGCGCGGGCGGTCGCGACGCGCGCGGCGACCTCGGCCGATCCTTCCTCGGGCGGCGGCAGGACGAGGTCGGCGGCGCTGACCGCAGCAACCTCGACATGCAGGTCGATGCGGTCACGCATAATTACCCTTTTCAAGAGCGAACTGTCGAAACCGCAACGGGCTCCCCTCTCATGAACGCTGCCAGCGACTCGGGCGTAGTATCGCTCAAGCCTTCCGCAACCATGGCGTGCTGCCACTTGACCACAGCGGCCATCATGCCGGGTTGGTTGTAGTGAGGCCCGACGATCTCCCCCCATAGCTCTACCTCGCGCAGCGTGACCGCGCGGGCGCTCCACATGATTTCGGCAGACCTGACGATCGAGCGGGCAACGCCCTCGTCGATCACCTCGTTGGGAATGCTCCAATGCCGCTTCGCCAAGCAGTCGGTGTAGAAGCTCACCTGCTTGAGGGCGTCCAGAATGGCGGTGTGTTCGGCGTCCGCGTCAACGCCTGCTGCCAAGCCCTGCATGGTCCGGGCACCCTGCCCCACCAGTTGCGGGATGATCCACCCGGCATTCTTTGCACGGTGGCTGCGATACTCGCGCCATGCCGCCTTCACGTCGGCGGGATCGCTCACGAGGGCGAGGCGCTTGAGGATGATGACCTTCCCCCGCTCCTCCATGGAGAGGATCGCCAGCGCCGTGGCGGACGGGTAGCGCCCTGCCTCCAGCAAGAGCTTGGCGTCATCAAGCAAACGGAGGGCGTTCGCCTGTGCAGCGGCGATGCCCTCCGTGATCTGTGCGGGCGTGAGTGGTCCCGCATATGGTTGAAGGTGCGACTTCAGGCGCAAATGTCCCGCAAGGCGTCGAATGAAAGCGGCGCGGCTTGCCCCGCCTGCACGTAGCCGTAGAACTTCTCATACATGCGGCGGTAGTGCGGAAGCGACGATTGTGTGTGGCTGTTGAGGTTCACGCCCTTACGGCTCTGCTCAAATTCGCCAAGCTCCTCGATCATCGTCCGGGCGACGCCGTAGTGCGGATCGTTGTTGCCATCGAAGCCGTGCCACTGATTGTAGTGCCAGACCTTGGCTTCTTCAGCTTCCGCCCCGGTGAGCTTGGAAATCGAGCTTTCGATAATACCGAACATCCACAAAATGTCTGTCGTTTCCTTCACCACCTCATCAGACGGTGCCTCGCTCTCGAAGATGCCGGAATATTTGCGCCGGAGCGCCCAACCGTCATTGTTGATCACGAGCGACTTGACCAGCTTTGGATCAAGCTCCCGATCGAGCTTGAGCGCTTCCATCACTTCCGCCAGCATCACTGCGATGAGGCGTTCACCGTCCGTCAACTTCATCGAACACTCCCTGTTGTCCACGCGGGAATGTTGGGGCTGCTTCCTTGTTCTTCAAGCGAAATGAAGCCGATCACGGCTAACCGGGCGCAAAGGTCTCCCGCAACCATTCCGCAAAGGCAGCTTCTTCCTCCGAGGTCATCTGGGTTCGCTCATCAAGGTAGTGAAGGCGGTAGAAGTCAAAGGCGCGTGACCGGCGTTCTTCCGGGTCTTTCGTCGCTGCTGCCACTTCCGCGCTCAAGATGATCGTCTGGAGATAGAGAATCGCGTTCTCGATCTTGCCCACCCACATCAGGGCAACCCCAATTGCATGAGGGTGATCCAGTGCTCGGCATCGAAGCCGTGCGGAAGGTTGATCGCATGGATGTGCCAGTAATATTCCCTTCCCCGGATGGTGCGAGGGGTGCCGTTGAAACGGTGGGCATGATGGACAATCGAGATCGTTCGCTCGCTCTCGATGTAGACCAAGGCGTCACCAAATAGCCCTGTGAGGATCACTTCACCTTCGGTGTTGTGAAAGCGGGTGCTGTCGTTCTCGTCTCGAATCCAGATTTTCATGCCTCGATCCCCTTTCGGCGACGCCACGCGGCCTTCGCCCGATCCGAGCGAAGCTGCGTCTCCCGCTTGCGCGTCCAGTAGGCCGCGACCGCCGCCTCCATGATCGCGGCGACTTCTGCCGGGGTGATGGTCTCGGGATTGATCATGCAACCCTCCACGAGAAACCGGCCACCATCCATGCGTAGGTGCGGGTGAGGTGTTCGGTGATCTGCTCGTCCACGAAGCCATCCGGGGCGTCGTTGGGGTGGTCGCCCCACCAATCGAGGGTGACCGTGGTGGGAAGGCCGGTCTGCTCACCGTCATCATCCCACGCGATGTCTTCAACGATCAGTTTCGCAGTGGTGGGCTCGTTCATCGTGCGGCCTCCGCCTCGAAGGCTTCCACGAGCGTCTTTGCTTCCCGGTAACGATTGCGCTGCGCGGCGATCGACAGTCGGGCAATGGGGTGGAAGGTCTCGCGACCTACGTTTTCCCATTCGAACCGCGATAGCGCGATGACACGGGGCTGGTGGGTAAAACCACAGGTGCCGGTAGCCGTCTTTCCCGCCCGCTCGCGGACGATGCCGCCACGGGCACCGCCGTTCCATTCGATGAAGTTGGGGTTCACCTCACCGTCCATCATGAACGCGGACGCGGTGAAGGTGATGCCGTCCACCACCTTGGTGCTGCCATATGCCGCGAGCTTGCGGCGGTTCTTGTCAGTCATAGGTCATAGCTCCGCCATGCTGGCGAAGGTGACCCGCCAGTCAGGTAAATTGATTTTCAGGTTGGTGGGTGATCAGGCGTCCGCCCGTTCGCTGTGCGGCCATCGCCCCATCTGATCGCGGTTGGCATCCCACCAGCCCTTCACCGCCGCTTCATCGAAGTGACCGATCCGGGTTGGTGCGGGGAAGTTCCGCGCTGCGCGCCAGCGATAGAAGGTCGATCGTGACGCACCTGTGAGGGCGAGGATGTCTTCGACGCTCATTTCCCGAACCGGATCGTGAACAAGTCGGCGTCCGTCTTGTCGCTGAAGGATATGGAGGTCACGTCCGCCCACCAGCCTGACACCAAGATTTCAGCGTAGGCCGAGACCTTGATCAGGTATTCTCCCGCGCACTGATCGAGGAACTGATCCAGCGCTTCCGCACGATCGAGTTCAAAGCAGTGCGACACACCATCTTCGGTGACCGGCTCGTAGAACTCAATCGCCGGAACTTCCACGACAAAGGCGAGCGGGGTGTCACCGTGTCCGTCGAGAAAATCCGCGTAATAATAGTCGGTGCCGTCGCTGCCTTGGCACTCACCTTCCTGCGCCAGCGCCTTGGTAATCAACATAGTCGCTCATCCCGTTCATCATTGCGATGACGGGTAGTCTCATGAGACTCCAAATCTGACAAGCAAATTCCGACCGAACTGTGCAAAAACCGAACTGTGTAGTCTATAATCAATTATAGAACAACTTCCGGTAGCGCCTTCGTGCTGCGGAGCGTCTCACACTTTTCCAATACGTCAAGTTTTTCTGGTTTCGGGCTGCTTGAGGCTGGTTAACCAAGTTCAAGAAAATCGCGTCAAGCCCGAATCACTCGCGTTAACCTCGCAATTCGCGGGCTCGCGTGATCCAGTCTCCGAGATCGGGATCGCGGGTCACGTCGGCGAGATCATAGCCCCTCGCGAGAAACCGTTTCTCGGCAGTGGACTTCGCGTCGTTGCAGTCGGTGCAGGCGGGGGCGAGGTTCGCGGGATCGTCGGTGCCACCCAAGGCTAACGCCACGACATGATCGAGCACAGTAGCGCCCCGTATAAGCCCCGTGGAGCGGCAGTAGACGCATAGCGGGTGCTCGGACAGCAAACGCTCCCGAAGCCGCCTGTAGGCCCTGCTTCGGTCCCGTAGGGCATGGGAGCCGCCCTGCTGGGCGCGGGGGTGCTTGGGGCGGCTGGAGAAGGTCCGGGGCTTGTCTGGCATCCGGTATTTACGCTGCTTGCGCTCCGCACGTCGCCCGGTAGGATTGCTGCGCGTGCTTGAACACATGCCCCCTCCGCCTCTCGTGAACAGGTGGTGGAGGGGTTATCCGCCGTGATCGCGAGCCCACCGGGCGAGCCGCTGTAGCTCCCGGAGATCGTCCAGATGAAGGATCGCCAGCGGCTTGGCGCGGTCGTGTTGAACCACCGCCACAGGCATCAGGCCATCGCCGCGTTCGGCTTGGTCGATCGCCGCGTAGGCTTTGGCGAAGCCGTTGGCGTGGGCCTTGGCCTCATAGCTGTAGGGGTGAACTCGTTTTGCAGCCGGGGTGAGGATAATATCCGCGCCGCTGCTCCCCATCGGACAGGGCAGCACGTCGGCGGGATCGAGGTCCGGGTTGTCGGCGCGGATCGCGTCCCGGAGCTTGTTCTGTAGGCGGCACGCCTTGGCCTTGGCCGATCGGATAGAGCACTTGCGAGTTGTCGTCATCGCTTATTTACAGCGATTGAGCGTAACGAGCGAAGTCCACGGCAGTATGGGTGTCGTTTACTTCGGCGAAGCCGAGTTTTCCCCCGATAAGAGCATGTCCTAATTAATACTCTTACGACATGTCGTTATCGGGGGAAAACTAATGTCGGAAATCCGCCACTTCTTCCATTTCTGTCATTTCGTTCATATTAGATCACGTCGTAGTTCGGCTTGTTGCGCGTGACCCTTGATCAATACTGACAGCACCTGACCACCGCGAGTATAAATAAAAACGTGGCGGGTAGCTTCGGAAGTCATGAGCCGAGGTGATGCGTGGTTCCTTCATCGACCCGCCACACAACTTCAAGGAACCAGCGAAGGAACCGATGACCGACTACACAGACTCTTTCCGCGTCTTCGACGCATACGCGGGTCGCCTCACCACCCGCGAAGTGAACCAGTTGAAGGCGGCGAATGCCACCTCCTGCGACTTCATCACCCACGTCGTGCGCCCGATGCTGCACAACAGCACCAGCTATATCAGCCTCTCCGAGGACAAGCAGCGCTCCCGCCATGGCGACTATTCGGCGGAGATCGCGCGCTCACCCTCCGACCGCGACTTCCACCTGTTCCAGTTTTTCACCAACCCACTGCTCAACGTCGCGAAGGATGACGAGCTATACAACCGCCCGTCCCAGCGTGTGGCGCTGTGCGACAACGTGGTGTTCACCTTCGAGTTCGACTCCAAGGAAATCGATTTCTTCAAGCAGACCCTCTCGTGGTTCCGCTGCACGAAGAAGCCCACTGATAGCGCGATCGGACGGTTCCTTGCGGAGCTTCGTGCAGACTACGCCGACTGCCGTGGGCTGAACGTCACCTATTCGGGCGGCAAGAGCTTCCACCTCCACTTCGTGTTCAACACCGATCTGCTGCGCCGACATGCCGGTCCCTTCACGTCGATCCGCGACGGCTTCGAAGCGACGTGGCTCCGCCTGTGCGATCGGATCAGCAAGTCGCCGATCCTCGGCATCCCTGCCGGGATCACGCCCGACGCCTCGATCCGCTTCCCGGACAGCTTCCGCCGCCTGCCGCTCGGAATGCGCCGAGTGGAGAAGGAAGGCCACTTCTTCGACGCACCCGTGGGCTCGTGGGTGCCGCAAGCGGTCATGTGGGAAGCGATCTATGACCGCGCCGCCAAGGGCTGCGCCAACGCCTCCATCTTCGACGTGGCGGACTTCCTGCAAGCCAAGCAGGTGTTCCGCAAGTCGCGTGCCCGCATCAAGTCGCCTGCCCAGCTTCTCGGGGACAGCGCGCTTCTCGATCACCTCACCCGATCGATCGAGCGCTACTTTCCCAAGGGCACCTACCCGGAGTTTCACCACTTCGGCGAGAGTGGCGGTGAGATCGCGGCCTATTTCAGCAACTCGCCGCTGGACGATACCCCGGACAGCATCATCAAGATGCACTACTCGTCCGTGTTCCTCGTGGGCACGGGTGCCGACACGATCGAAACCAAGTCACTCCCCCGCGACCTTGGCGACATGATCGAGGAATGGACGGCAGACTTCGACGCCCGACTCAACGCGGTCGATCGCGAGCGCACGCCCGAAGAACAGCGCTTCGCTCAAGCGGCTACCACCCACGCAGCGGCGATCAGCGGGATCGGCACGATCCTGCGCGACAAGATCGCCAGCGCGGGCAATCACTGGATTTGCGCCCCGGAGGGCATTTCCAAGTCGCGGTCGCTGTTCGAAGCCACGGGACCGGCTGTGGACGATCTCCACGAACACTTCCTCCCCACCGCCACCATGTATGCGTTCGCCACCTACGCGCTCGCGAAGGAGAAGTGTGCCGAGTTTCGGGCATCACAAAAGGCGCTGCACAGCCGGGAGGGTGCCCGCCGCAACAAGCGAAAGCTCGTCCCCATCGTGCTCAAGAGTTTTTCGCGGGCCTACAAGGACGCCTGCACCGCCCTGTCGCTGCGCGAGCTTACGATCGGCGATGCCGTCAATGGCGGCTACAACAGCCATATCGAGGCGATCACCGATCTCCAGCCCGATGCGCTGGCGGCAGTCCACGCCTACTTCCGCCGCAAGCGTTCGCTGGTGACGGGTGGCGTTCCCGTGATCTTCACCGTCCATGACGTGGCGCACGAGTGGCACAAGAACACCCACACCCGCCGCATGTTCTCCGCCGCCTTCTGGGGCGCGGACAAGACCAACCTGTTCAACCGGTGCCGCGAGGACACCGCACTCGGCATCTTGATCCATGACGAGATCACCGCCTCTAACCTGATCACCATGGTGCCACAGGCGACCCGCGAGTGGGTGGAACGCCTGCGCCTCGATTCATCGGCGTGGGCAAGCTCGGCAGGTTCGTTGCTGGATCGCTGGACCAGCTTCAACAGCGTCTCCGCCGTCTCTCCCGCCCCGGTGACCTTCAACGAGGCAAGCAAGCTCGCGGCGGTCACGTCGTGGGACAGCACCGTGGTGACCGCCTACAGTGGCGAATATGGCGAGCCGCGCGAGGATGATATCTACGCGGCGACCGCTGGCAACGAGTGGTCGATCAAGCGCGCAGACTGGTTCAAGACCGCTCGCACCACCATCGTGCTCACCACGGAAGCCGTCCCCACCGCCCTCGCTCGCCATCTTGGTGACCCGTGGGTGGTGACGGAGCTTGATACGCCGTTCCTCAACCGGGACACGGTTCGCACCCGGCTGTTCGATCGCCTCACCAGCGCCAAGCTCGCCGATGTGGTCGCAACGGAACGCGAGACCTACCAAGCCGCCACCGGGGCGGAGCTACAGTGTATCTCCAACAAGGCGGCGACGGTCGCGCAGACCACCACCCACAAGACGGCGAAGGGCTCAAACGCCTACATCGGCAAGCCGGTGCTCCAAACCATGGTGATGGTGCCTCCCGCCCAATACGAGATCGGCGAGGTGCTGAACGCCCTCACGGGGCGCACCGACATGGTAATGCTCGCCCATCTGGACGAGTTTAACCAGTCGGCGGGACGCAACCTTGGCTTCCGCTTCCGCCCCGGTGCTGAACACCATCTGGTGATCAACCGTCGCCTCTACCTGCTGCTCGCCAACTCGTGCCTCGCTCGCTCCCGTTACCAGATGGAGCCGGTGGTCGGGCGTCACGATCGCCGTGCAGCATCCAAGGATAAGACTTCCCCGGCGCTCCGCGCATTGCGCGACAAGCTCAAGCAAGCGGCATGATTACTGACCGGCAAATCACCCCTCGTGTATAAATAAACATGAGGAGGAATGAAATGCCTGAAACTCTTATGACCAAACCTGAAGTAGCGGCGCTTCTTACCGTGTCGGTCTCCACGATCGACCGTATCCGCAAAGAAAAGGGCTTTCCGAAGCCCTTCAAGATCGGCGGCACGCTTCGCTGGAACCCCCACGAGATCGTCGCTTGGCTGCGCAAGCAGCGCTGAACTGTATTTGAAACAACAAAGGAGAACCATGACTTACGAGACCATTATCACCGCCGCCTGCATCCTCGCCGCCTTCACGGTGCTCATGTGGGCCTTCGGACCCACCTCCACGCCCGACGCCTTGCTCGAAGAGATGCGTGAGACGATCAGATATCACGACGAGCGAGCGACCAAGTGGCGTGCTCGCGCCCTTCGCGCCGAAGCTGCCCTCGCCAAGATCGAGGCTACCATCGCCGATTGCGAAGCGGAGGTGGCGGCATGAGCCTCACCCTCGCCCAAGCACAGCGCCGCCTCCGGCTCGTGGATCGCTCCGTGAAGAGCCGCCAAGGCAAGCTCCCGTCATCGTCGGCGCTCCCCTACCCGGTGGCGCTTGGCGTCCACATGGTGGGCATCGAAAAGCTCGAAGGCGACCGTTCCAAGGCCAATCTCGTCCATCCGCTGTTCCTCGTGGTTGAGCGCAACATCGAAGGGCCACACGAGATTTGGTTCGATCAGGACGGTAACGCCTCGATCAGTTTTGCCACCGATGAGGATGCGACGATCTTCAAGCTCGCCATGGACGTGGCGTCGTCATGATACCCGAAAGCACGAACTTCAACCTTGAGGGCATCGGCCTCACGCTGGACGATCTCGACTTCACCGACATGGACGATGATCTCTCACCGCTGCCGCTCTATCGGCCACGCTACCAGCCGAAGGGCTGGTGGACGCCGACACCATGCGAGGACTTCCACCTCGATCTGCCCGACTTCCGTGATGGTGCGGAGCGGACCCGCTACATGGTCACGCAGATGGCGCGCGCGGTAACCGCCGACGATGACGCGCCGGTTCACCCCTATGCGGGACGGCTGGTGAGCCTGAACGAGCTTCTGGACGCGATGGACGATCCGACGCTCCGTGACATGCCATGAAAAAAGAGGGCTTCCCGGAAATGGCGAACCGGGAAGCCCTCAAGGTATGAAACAACACTGGAGCAAAAGAGAGAACTACAGACGGGGCACTACTCCCATCCACACTTCTATTTATATCACTGCGCTGGACTCGCGGTCATTTAAATAATCGATGGACGTTTCACTTACCCGCCGACCAGCCACGCACGAGGTCTGCATCCTTCCTGCTGGTGCCAAACGCGGCATCTTCTTCCCCGTCGAAGTGCTGGAATGGCTCCAAGCCGAAGCGATCTCGTGGACCATCCGGGATGACAGCGACAAGATCACCTTCATCATCCCGGACGAGACCGACCGCACGTTGTTCAAGCTGCGATTTGCGCACCTTCGTGCCTGATCTTCTTCGGACGCCCACGCTTGCCGGGAGTGGGCTTCACGCCCTGATCGGCCAACTGGCGGGTGATGGAGGGCGTCTTGCCCATCATGAACAGGAGATCGTCCCGGATATCCCGCTCGCGGGTTTCCTTCTCGTGGCGTCGCAACACCTCGTTGTAGATGGTGGTGGTGTAGAAGCTGAAGGGGTTGTTCCCCTTGGCTTCATGGAAGCGGAGCGCGACCTTCACGAGGTGGGCGAGCGCATCACCGGCCATTTCATCACGGTAGCTGTAGCCGCGCCAGTTGGATTTCTGCGTGTAGCGCTCCGAGATCATCATGAGCGCGATGCCGAGATTGTTGGTGAGCCGCCCGTGATCGGCGGAGAAGTGGCCGGTGGCGAGATCACCCTTCCAATGGGATCGCCCGACTTCGACAAGCTCGCCGTCGCGGACGTGATATTGGCGGAATGGCGGGAAGTTGACCGGGGCCTTGCCGCGTGCGCCATGATCGCGGGAGCGGTTGGTGATGGTGGACGCTGGAACGTGGTCGAAGGTGTAAACCCGGACGATCTCGCCCTCTTGGAACGGATCACAACCTTCCTTGTGAGGTCCGTAGAGGCTGTTTGTGTATCGGGTTGGTGTGGCGAAGTCCGGGCTGGCAAACCAGCAATAGCTGTTCTTGGACTTGGCGATTTCGGCGATTAGGTTCTTGTTGCTCAAGTAATGTGTGGACATAATCCACAATAGTTTATCGGCGTGCGGCGCTCATTATTCTTGAAGCTAAATAAGGTGCTTGTGAGTAGGATCACGAGCTTGCCGACACGATCGGCTGTGGACAGGGATCGAGAGTAGAGCGTCCGCTCCTCTCGGTCCCATTTTCTTATCGGAGGTAGAGTGCCGCTTCGGCTGCGCGGCGGCGGGTCAATCCCGCCATCACCTTGCCTGCTGCTTTATTCCAGCGCGCGAACTCTTTCGCTGCCCCGGCATAGTCACCGGCCTTGTGCTTGCGCAGAAGGGTGGAGGATTTCAGGTTCGCGACGCCACAGTTGTAGGCGAAGCAGACCATCGCCCCCAACTGATTGTCAGTAGTGCGAGCCCCACCAAGCGCCTTGATGACGGCGGATTCGAACTCGTCATATTCCTCGTTGAGCCAAGCGTCTGCTTGCGCCTGCGTGCAAGTATCGCCCTTCTTAACGCCCTTGGTGCGTCCCCACGCAATAGTCCAAGGTGCTCCGCCAGTAGCGGGATCGGGATACGCTTGTAATTTGCAGCCCTCGAATTCTTTGACGATCGGTAGTCCATTACGCATGGACTATTTAGGATCATCGAAAAACGCTCGATTAGATGGCGTGGAAAGCCTTGAGGAAGCCGCCGATCGTCGCAACGACGGTGGCGAGACCGCCGCAAAGAATCCATCGCATAGTCCCCGCCATGGCGTCTACGCGAACGCGCGCGGTCTCAAGCTCGTTCACCTTGCTGATTAACCCGACATGCTGCGCGATATAGAGCGGTCGATCCGCAAGCATGGTCTCGATATCGCCAACGCGACGCTCAAGCGCATCCGCGCGCCGGTCATAGGCGTCGAAGCGCTTGTTCATCGTGTCGAAGCCATCCGAAACACGCTGATCGAGGCGGATTAGGAGGTCGCGCCAGTCCTGCGGAACATCCGCCACTTACTTGTTCACCAGCGCGTCAATGACGGGGATGAGGATCGCAGCACCCGGCACGCCAAGGCGGATGAGCCAAGTCAGTGCAGCGGATTTCACGGCGGGCACCTCCCACGCGATCTTGGCGTAGTGAGCTACGGTCTGAAGACCCTTCTTCACCTTACTCGTCATCGCCAGCCTCCTCCGGGTCGGGCGAGCCGATTGTCCCGATGTTCGCAGCCTGCGCGAGGCGCGGCATGATCTCGTGAAGGGCGTTCAGGTGAACGGAGAAGTTGCCGTTGTCCGAGTAGGTCGAACGCAGGGCGGCAAGATCGGCGTAGACGCGGCGGAACGAGGGGCTGTTCACGAGGCCGGTGACGGGCGCGAGAAGCGCGAGGCGAGCGGCTTCAGCCTGTGCCCGCTCCTGCTCCATCGCCGCTGCTGCGATGGCACGAGCTTCTTCAATCTGCGCCGGGGTGAGGTTGCTGATATCCATGTCGTTATTTAGTCGAACGCGGGTGTTGGGGCCTCCGGCCACGCCCACGCGGTTGGATCGGGGCAATCGACCGTCATCCGGTTCAGGACCGTGAGATAGGTCATGAACTCGGCACGCGATGCCTCGCTCAACGGGCTATCCGGGAAGATCGCCCATCGGTTCTGATCAAGCAGCCGGTTGCGCTCCGCCTTGAGGAAGATGCCGAGATCGCTTGCCCAATCGGTGGACGGGAGCTTCGCCGCCTCTGCTGCCGCTGCCACCTTGGCGCGTGTGGCGTCGGCGATGCAGCCACCACAAATCCAGCCGGATGGCTCGCCCTCAAGCCCCTCGTAACGCGCCCATGCAGGCGTGTTCTTGCCGCAACCGTCGCACGGCCAATCGACGCCCACCGTGCCCTCCGATAGCTGATCTTGATAGGACAGCCGGGTCATTGCGGCCTCACGGTCGCGATGATGTGCTCGCCGTTGGGGGTCGCTGATCGCGTCCCGCTACTCGCCTGTGTCACCCACGAGACGCTGTTGAACGCCGTGATCGAACCCACGTCATCGATGGTGACGCGGAAGGCATCGATGCCGCCCGGAGCCGAAATGCTCGCGGTGGTATACCACGAGAGGGTCTTGAGACCGCCCGTCCCGAAGGTGTTGTAGGCGTAGAACGGCGTGGTGCCGAGCTTCACCCAAGTGCCGTTGGAGCGAGCCCACAGTCCAAGTGTTCCGCTCCCCTCTGCGATATAAGTAGCCATCTTCTATTTAGGGCTTGTTGGGCAAGTTGTGGGTGAAGATCATGCGCCCCTTCTCGTCACCAGCCGCATAGGTGCCGCTCCACACGGAGAGACGCGCAACCGGCTGCTGGCCGATCTCTTCGAGGCCGATCACTTCCTCCCAGCGGAAGGCACCATGATCGAGCACAGCGACTTCCTCGCCCACGATTTCACGGACCCAAATCTCGCGCCCATCTTGGAGCGTGACCGGGGTGTCTTCGGACAAGGTGAGCTTGATGCCCGACACCGTAGTGATGCGCACGCAATGGCTTTCCGCCACATAGGAGCGTTCCACCCGCGCGGGCTCCCATGTCTCACGGTGCTCCGTAAGAACCATGATCTCGTCGCCCACCTGCGCGTCGCCAGCCTGAAGCATGTCGGTGAGCCACGCATCCACATGGACGCAGTTGATCCCGCCTCCATCGCTGTAGGCGTAAGCCTGAACGGTCCCGGACACGGAGAAGTTGTAGACGCCATTGGTGGCATCCGCTGTCCCCTTGCCCACTTCGAACGCCTGCGCGCCGTTAACCGAATAGCCGGGTCCAACCGACTGGTTCGATGAAGTCGGTGCAGACACGATCTCACAAACGGCGGTGAAGCCCGTGCTGGTGCTGTTTGCCGCATAGGCGCGGTAAACCTCGCCTGCGTTCAAGGCGATCGGTGCAGGCCCGAAGGTCACCGTAGGCACGCGACCAAGGTCATAGCCGTAGGAGACGTAAGTCCCGTTGGAGACGGAGAAGTCCTTCGGCGAAACCGCGATGCTCCACTGTCCATCGCCGATACGGATGCCCGAACGAGCGGTGATGAAGCCGTCGAACGTGGCGTTGCCTGCCGCGAGATACATGGCGCGACGGGCGGTGCCATCGGCGGTGTTGTAGAGCGCGATCGAGTTACCGCCGATCGCCACGTCACTGGTCGCCTGCCCCGCATCGTTCAGCGCTTGCGCGGTGATGAAGGCTTGAGCGCCGGGGACCGAAACCGACTTCGAGAAATAAGCCTGCGTCTTGCCGTTCACCGTCGCGGTGGTGCTCTCCACGCTGGACACGCGGGCGGTGATATTGGCGTCGGAGACCTTCTGCGCCTTGATCTCGGCATCGGTTGCGGGACGAACCACCGCCTTGTGCCAGATGGTGCGAAGGAAGCCCTGCCCCGTAGCGAAGCCTTCCCAACCCGCCATGAGGTAGAACATGACATTGTTACCGACTGCTCCGTTGTAGAACATGGTCGAGAACGAGCGCGCGACGTTCAGACCACCAGAGACAACGCCACCATTCGTGTCGGCTTCCGAACCGAAGTGGAAGTTACGCAAATAGCCGTTATTGAAGTTGATATGGACGCCGCACCCAGTGTGATTGCCGTCCTCGAAATCGAGATCAGCTTCAAGGACATACCAACCTGCCGGAAGCGTGCCGAGATTTTGGCTCACACCGTTGTTGTTGCCGTTGCGGTCGATTTGGAGCGGAGCAACCGCGCCGTAGCGCGAACGGCGACCATTCGCGCCGATGTAGGCTCCGTTATCCTGCGACCACCCGCCCCACAGCGGCGGAATGCCCGTGCTGCTGGTGGTCCACCCCGGAGCGTTGAAAATCGAGTTGCGAAGCAAGTTGTTGCTGTCGTTGGAGACCTGTGCCTCCACGACGGTGGTGCGACCAGCCAAAGCGCTGTCGGCGTTGGCACGAGCAGTTTCCTCATTGCCGATCCGAGCAATCGCACCACCGGCACCGTTCACGTCGTTATTGACCTTCTGCGCGAGGATTTCGGCGTCAGTCGCGGGGCGGATCGCACAGCGATACCAAACCATCTGCTTCGCAGCCATCGTCCACGCATTCCAGTTGGTCATGGCGTGCCAGTTGCGAAGGCCACCGGACACGAAGACGAGCTTGGTGAAGCGACGACGCCCCAACGCAGTGGCGTGGACGTTCCCCGCTGTGTCAGCTTCTGCTGCGAAGTTGAGATTGTAGACGCCCTGAATGGTGAGGCCCGAACCCTCCCACGAGCCGGTTTCGAGGCGCACGTCCGCCTCCATGACATACCAGCCGGGGGACACGTCCGGGCCTGCGCCGTCCATCTGTGCGAAGCCGAGGTTCTGCCCTGCACGAGCGTTGATGCGAGCCGCCCAACCCGGCCATGTCTCGCTGGCAGGACGGGAAATCGCCTCCAGTCCATCGGCATTCCACCAATGCCAGTAGCTCGGAAGCTGCTGCCCATCCGGCCAAGCCGAGAAATTCGGGTTGGCGTTCAGGATGCCAGCCGCGAGACCGGCATTAGCTTCAAGGTAGTTGGCGCGGGTCGCCAATGCCCCGTCCGCGTTGGTGCGGGCGGTCGCTTCGTCGCGGATGCGAGCCGCGAGGGTGCTGTCCTGATCACCGTTCAGCTTTGCCTCCGTGGTAGAGACGCGACCAGACAGCGCGCTGTCCGCGTTCGAACGCGCCGTCGCCTCATCGCTGATCTTCGTGGAGGTGCTGGCGATCCCGGCTTGCGCGCCGCTCACGGCCCGACCGTTCACCAGCGTGAAGGGCACCTCAAGCCATGAACCCGGATCGGTGTTGTTAAGGCCAGCATAGTATTCCATGCCGCCGCCACGGGCGACGCCCGCGCGACCGATCAGAATGTAGGCGGAGTGGAGACGGAAATCGCCCGCTTCGAAGCGTTCGCCAGCACCACAGCGCTGCATCGCCTCCATAAGACCAGTGTTGCCACGGTTGTTCGCCGGTTCGTCGGCGGTGAAGACCACCACCGTTTTGCCGTTCGGGATATTGTTGAGATACGCGGCCATAGCGGCGGCATTGTTCGCCCCCGGTCCACCGGCATTATACTGTGCTTCACCGTTACCATACACGTCGAAGGCGACACACGCCTCCACGGTGTTTGCGCCCATAGCGAACACCGTCACGGTGTAGGATCGGCGATAGCCGCCCCACTGCGTGCCTGCCGGGTTGAACACGCCCACGTCGCCGAAGTTGGTGGGGCGCTGTGCGCCGTTACCAGCCGCCTTCACGGTCCAGATTTCCGGGATGCGCGAGAAGCCGGTCTCCAGCGTGGACGTGCGACCAGCCACTGCCGACACTGCGTCGGTGCGTGCTGTCGCTTCATCGCGGATGCGAGCCGCGAGAGTGCTGTCCTGATCGCCGTTCAGCTTGGCTTCCGTGGTGGATACGCGACCCGACAAGGCGCTGTCCGCGTTGGAGCGGGCGGTCGCCTCATCGCTGATCTTGGTGTTGGTCGCTGCGATGGTGACCTTCGCGGAACCCGGCGCGTATGGATTGAACTGGGTCTGCCCCTGCTTGGCATAGCCCACGTAGGGGCGCAGGAACCACGAGTAGCTGTCACCATTACCGGGCAGTGTATCTTGCTTGCGGATCGCAAGGCACGCGGATGCCGTGCCCTCGGGAACGCGGAAGCTGGGAGTGCCGATGCGATCGAAATCTCCGATGTTCCGGCCACCGGCATCACGGCGAGCACCGCCAAAATCGCCCGCGTATCCGTTCCAGTTGCCGTTCGCATCGAAGAAGAAGACGCTGCACCACGTATCGGAACGGTGGCTTGCGGCATAAACGTAGCACTGTAGCCACTCGCCAGCGGCGACAGCAAAGCGGGCGCTCTGTGCTTCTACATACTGACTGCCGCCAACCGGTGCCCACTGGAACAGCGAAATGGTGTTCTCGGCAGGCGGGTGCCAAGCGTCGCCAGCGGCGTTGATCGACATAGTAGAACTGCCACTGGGATTGTTGGTCATGGTCCAACCGTCCAGCGTCAGGAAGTCGGTGTTGGAGAGAAGATTGCCCGCACCGAACGAGGAGGTCTCCAGCGTGGAGGTGCGACCAGCCACAGCCGAGACAGCATCGGCGCGAGCCGATGCTTCGTCACGGATGCGAGCCGCGAGGGTGCTGTCCTGATCACCCCGCATTTGCGCTTCAGTGGTGGAGACGCGACCCGACAAGGCACTGTCGGCGTCCGAACGAGCCGTAGCCTCGTCCGAAAGGCGCGCATCGGTAGCCGCCACGGCATTGGTGTATTCGACCCGGAAAGAGCGGATGAAGCCGCCACCACCGGAAACGTGCAGGATTGGGCGAACAAACGCCGCGCTCTGCGGAACGGTGATCTCGGTGACGAAATCGTGCCACTGATTATCCACGCCAACGTCGCGCGCGTTCAGGAGCCCTGCCGGAGTCATGGACGAGACACCGCCGTTGCCGAGATAGCCACGATCCCGCCCGTGAAGGTCGAAGTAGACGTAGATATTGCGCCCGGTGCCGCCCCACATCGCCAAGCTGGCCGTGAGACGCAGCTTCTGCCCCGGTGAGACCGGGAGAAGCTGCGCGCCATTGTCGAGCTTCGGATAGATGTATTGATCGGCCTCGCCGTTCCAAACCATCAAGACGGTAGGGTTGCGATCCCAGCCGCTCGAAGCGGAGTGATCCTCGAAGTAGAACGCTCCGCTTCCGTCGCGCCCCCACTCGGTAAGCTCACCCGCAAAGTTGGTGGGAAGGATGCTCTCGCGGGTGCGACCGAAGCTCGCCTCGATATTGGTGGCACGGGTGGCCAGCGCCCCGTCCGCGTTGGTGCGGGCGGTAGCTTCGTCGCGGATGCGTGCAGCAAGAGTGCTGTCCTGATCGCCATTCAGCTTGGCTTCGGTGGTAGAGACGCGACCAGACAGGGCATCGTCGGCGTTCGCACGCGCAGTCGCCTCATCGCGGATATTCGCGGCGAGCTTGCTGTCCTGATCGCCGTTCAGCTTCGCCTCGACGGTGCTGGTGCGGTTCGCCACCGCGTCCACGGCGTTGGTGCGTGCGGTTGCCTCGTCACGGATGCGGGCGGCAAGCGTGCTGTCCTGATCGCCGCGAAGCTGTGCCTCCACGGTGCTCGCGCGGTTCGCGAGGGCGCTGTCTGCGTTGGTGCGGGCGTTGATCTCGTCCGAAATGTCGGTGGTCGCCTTGTCGGCGGTCTGCTTGACGCTGGCAACGGTGGTGCGGATCGCACCTTCCTCGTTCTTGGCGCGATCAACTTCCGCCGTGAGGTCGGTGCGGATGCCCTGCGCGGTCGCGGCTGCGTCAGTGCCCGCCTTCTTCGCGTCGGTGATGCCGGTCTGGAGATCCGTCTTGGCCTGCGTGATCTCGCCGCGAGCGGCGGTCACGTCGTTGCGCACCGACTGGATATCAGCGTCCAGACCGGCCTTCGCCGTGTTCAGGGCGCTGGCGATATCCTGCTCAACGTCGTGACGGATATCTTCATAATCGGTGGTGACGGGCACGTAGAGGGTGCCGTCCGGGTTCTTGACGTTGCCGCCGATCACCGCGCCGTTGGTCGCACCCGGCTCGATCCCGTCCAGCTTGGTGCCTTCGCCGGGGTTGATATCGTGGATCGTCGTCGGCGTGCCGGTGATGGTGTCATATTCGACCACCGCCGACGCCGTGATGATGTTGTCGCCAAGCCACGGGCCGAACACACCGTCCGTGTTACGGAAGCGGGCACGCACCTCCACCTTCGTCGCCGGAGCGTTCGCGGTGAAACGGAACTCGCCCACAGTCGGATCGAATGCAGCGGCCTGTTCGGTCCACTCTGCTTGTCCCGCGATGCGGGACTGAATCTGAATGCTGGCGACGCGCCCGGAAGTCTCCGGGGTCCAGCGCACGACGATTTCTGATACTTGGCTCATATGAGCAAGTATTTAGACTGATCACACCCCCTGATATGTCGTGCTGCTCAAGGTCAGACCGGAGACTGTCGGAACCATACTCGGATCGTAACCGGGCGGACGAATGTTCGTCGGGAACGCCTTTGCCTCGTTCTTATCCCAAGCATAGACTTGCGGAGATTCCTCACGCAGTGTCATCTGGTAAATCATGTCGTGCGTTTCCGTCTGCTCTTGCACGCGGAACAGCTTGTTGTTCCAGCCCTGTGACGGAAGTGAGAGGGTCATGAGCGATCCAACCTGCACAAGATAAGCTCGTGGGCCGAACGTCGCGCTGAAGAAACCGGGAGTGATGCTCTCGCGTGCGACGAACTGCTTGGCGATGCGCTGGCAAGTCTCCGGGCGGTTCACAAAACCAAGATCGAGCGACAAAGTGCGCGGAATATTATCCGCCAGATTGTCGGTGACGATCTCACCCCAATCCTGAAGCTGGTAAAGCTCATCCGGGTTGGCGTAGCGACCACGGACGATGTTGTAGGTCTCGCGCGAAGGGCCTGCCGGAGTCCACGAGTATGGCGCGGGCGTTCCTGCGCCGCCGACAAGATCGTTCTCATCGAAGGCGATCTTGGGCGCGAAGGTGTCGTCATAGCCGCCAACGAGGCAGTATTGCCCCGCCGTGTCGGTGAGCTTGGTGCTCCCCATTGCCGCCGTGATGGCGTTGATGACGGTTTCGTGGGTATCACTGGTCGAGACAATGCCATCGGCGGTGTAGCGCTGGACCACGCCCCCCGTGGAGGTCTGAACCTGTTCTTCGCAGACGTTGGCGTAGGCGCGGAAGCTATCGAGATCGATGCTCTCGATCGGCACGCCCATACCCCACGCGAGGCGACCGTTGATGCGCCAGCCAAGCAGATAGGTGAGAAGCGCGAGTGCCGGGTTGCGCCCGATCTCCACGCCGCTGGCGGAGCGCCACGCCCATGTGTCTTGGTTCTCTGCACGGTGCGAGCCGGAGCCGCCGCGCGAGCCATCCTGCCGGGGATCGTAAAGCGGGCATCCCTCAACAATCGTGGTGATCTTCGAGGGCAGGCCCTGCGGCCACGCCTTGTTGTCCAGCTTGTAGTGGAGGGCGATGTAGGCGCACCCGGTGAAGGTGCTGGAGGCGTTCCAATACGCCCCGGAACCCACGGAGAAGCCGTTTCCCGGCTTGCCTTCCGTGACCGCCCGGAAGCTCGTGATGCCGTCCGTGTGGGCTGTCAGATAGCCCTGCCAAGTGAGTTTATCTTCGACGTAGAACTGCGTGATGGCGTTCACGCGGTGCGACGCGAGCGCGATCACCTGTGCGTAGGCGTCCTCCTTGCTGCCGAAGGTCTCAAAGAAGCGAATGTCCGCGCCTGCTGCGGTGCGCCCAAAGACAACCTTTCTCGGCGCGCTCGGCACCACGCTGGCGGACAGGCGATCCGCCATGGAGTTGGACAGGCTCGCCGACTTGCGGAACAGCGTCGAAAGGGCGGAAAGGCCGATCGAGATGCCGACGCCCACCACCATGGCGGTGGTGATCGCGAACGAGGCACCGAAGACGGAGCCACCAACGGCGGTGAGTGCGCCTGCGATCGGTGCGGCGAACGCCACAACGGCCACAGCAATCGCCACAAAGGCGACGATCTTGACCACCTTTGACATTACGCCACGCCCTCGAAAGGCACGCGGAAGGCGTAGCGGCACGCCGCCGTGGACATGGTGATCAGGCCCTCTTGGCCTTCCTCACGCCCCACGAAGTAGGAGAACCGACCCACGCAGATGCCGGTGGTGGTCGCGTCCAGCATCACCACGTCGCCGCGCTGCGCAAAATGCGGGCTGACTTCGGTGAACAGCGCCCGGAGGGTCTTGAGAAGCGTGCCCTCGCCGTGCTCGCGCAGCGCAAGGGCTGCACCACGGGCGGTGTCATACTTGCCACGATAGGCTTCAGCCGGGTCTCCCCCGGTCATGGCCTTCACGCAGTCTGCGGCGAACAGCGCGCAGTCGTTCTCGCCCCACTTGAAGGGCTGATCGGACTTACGATCGAGGATTAGGGAAAGACGTTCTTCCCAATCTTGGTGTCGGACAAAGGTGCTCACCCATTATTTAGGGTGATCACTCAATCAAGCGCTGGTTGTAGTAGTAGCCTTCGTAACCGCCGCCGTAATATCCGCCACCATAGTTTACTGGCGAGTAGGAACCGCTCGTGTTGGCTCGCGTCGGTGCCGGATCACCATTGGCGATTGACGTGGAATAGTCTTGGCTGGCGTCGTTGGGGTCATAGAAACGCTGGTTCAGATAGGTCTGATTGGTCGCGTTGCTGATACGCCCGCTATGGCTCTCGATCGTGAGGATGAAGCGGTGGCTCATGCCATCGGCTTGGATTTCGAGACGGTCCATCACGCCGGATCGGATGCGGCGGAACAGCCACACAGGCTTCGCCAGCGGGTTGCCGGTGTCAATCTTCACCGCGCGCCACAGGACGGCGGATCGGCTCTGATACTCGTTCGCGTAGACCTGTGCTGCTGCGATAGCCACGTCGGGTGCAGCGGGCACGTTCAGGGTGACGGTAAGCTCGCCCGATCCACTCATGGAGAAGGTGTTCTCGCCGATCTCGATCATCTCCGGGGCGAGCGCGTCGAAGGTCTGCCCATCAAGCAGACTGTCGCCGGTGTTCATCGGAGCTTGGATCGACCCGACGCCCGTCCACGCGAAGACGGTAGACGACTTGAACGCGAGGCGCGCGGCGATCGCCGTGGTGATGGTTGGAGCGCCAACCGCGCCCACAAGCTCGGAGGGGTTGTTCAGCATCAGACCGCCTCGCGGGCCGTGATGGTGCCAAACTCTGGGAGCCTATCCGGGGTGAGGGTGTAGCCCAAGCCATCGCTGGTGCCGAGACGGAACACACCCGTGGGCGTGGTGAAGTTCACCGCCGTGTCGGCGGGGAAGTCGCGACGAAGCTCCGGGGCAAAGACGATCGTGACTGCGCCATTGGCATCAGCGAAGGCGCTTGCCTCCAAGATGCGAAGAAGCTGATCACCGATCTGGAAATATTGACCGGCACGCAGGTTGGTCGCGACGTTCGCGGCCCATCCCTTCACGCTGATCGTGTCTTGGTAGGAGTAGCCGGGGGACGCCAGCGTGGTGCCGGTGATGTTGTAGGCATAGCGCTGCGTGGGCGCGAAGCGGAACGTGCCCTGCTGCCCTTTAAGGCTCAACAGCCATGCCGAGATCGCCTCCGCACGGACGAAGGTCATGGGAGGCCAAGTCCAGTCCAGCACCCACTGTGACGCGGTTTGCGTGACCTGCGTGGCGAACGTCCAAGGTGATTCGGCCAACGACTGGCGACGGTTCAAGATCAGGCGCTCGGTAGCCGGTGCCTGCGAAGGGAAAGCGAGAGGGTAGATCACCCTATATTTAGCAGGGCATCACCCAAGTTGAGCGTAGCGAGCGAAGTCCACGTCGATATAGGTGCGCTTTACTTCGACATAGCCAAGTTTTCCCCCGATAAGAGCATGTCCTAATTAATACTCTTACGACATGTCGTTATCGGGGGAAAACTCGCTCGCTCCGCTCACGCCCTAAATACTTTTATGTTCACAGAAGATCGCACGTTCCGGGTTCCTGCCGGAGCAATCGTCAAGACGGGCTACGCGCCCATTCACAAGATCAAGATGGCCTGCCGTGCTCGCATGGCAGTCGGTGACGTAGATCGCGCCTACCAGAAGCGCCTACAGCTTGGATCGGACCAGCCGTTCCCGCCGCCCAACGGCTATTGGGAAGGCGACACCTTCGTGGTGCGAGACGGTCGCCACCAGTATATCGCGAGCTTGATGCTTGGCCTCTCCCACCTGTTCGTGGCGTGGATCGAGGAACCGGCGACCGATGCCAACGTGTAACCCATTGTTACATTTTGCTCGACTCCGGTGTCACCATAGGTTACACTTTCCGCTCATCATGAGAAAGGACAACCTATGAAACCAGATGAATTGAAGGCCCTTCGCAAGGGGACCGGCCTGTCACAACAGGGCCTCGCGAACCACCTTGGCGTGAGCCGCAAGTTCGTGAATGAAATGGAGAACGGTGCGCCGATCGACTCCCGCACGGAGTTGGCGGTGCAGACCCTCGCCCGCAAGGTGAAGCTGATCTCCGACCTGTTTTGGGTGGATGAAAGCAACCGCAACACCTTCATCGTCATCCGTCGCACGGAGAAGGAACACGATCGCCCGAACGCCCTGTATTGGGGCCACTCGGAAACCATCCTCTACGGCGAGTTCAACAGCCGCAAGCACGCGGAACGGTGGGCGCGTGCGCTGCGCCAGTCAGACGATCCGCGCGGCACCCAAAAGCTGCTTCGTGCCCGTGCAGCCGAAGTGGCTGCACGCGAAGCCACCAATCAGGACTGATTGAACCAGCGCCGATCGTGTCCAACGATGCGATCGAACAGGCGCTCAAGGTTCTGGTCGAAGGTCACCATGGGCGTGAGCGCCGTGGTGGCGACCATCACACGTTTGCCCTGTTCGTTGGTGCCGAAATCTTCCCACGCCTTGCATGTGAGGTCGAAATAGGCGGCTTCGAGCCATTCACCGGCATCATCGCTCGGGAAGTCGCCAATAACCTTGAAGCCCAAGGTAGGGTGCCAGTAGCCGCCGACGACGTTCATGAGCCCATCCCGGTGCGGACAGGATGGAGGCTCAATTCAACTTCATCCTCAACCGAACTTTTCATGTTAAAGGGTGAAAGCATCCTGTCCGCTCTCCTATTTACAGTGACGGGCGCTTGATCTTCGCGAGCGTGGCGTCGGTGCCCTGCTTGCGGAACACCGGAGCCGCCTCCGCCATGGCTTGGAGCGCGAGCGCCTTCACCATCGCCGGATCGTTGCTCGTGATCGGGCCGAAGCTCACGTTGATCCCGCCGCCGTTGTCGTTGGCAACGCCAAGCTGGCGGGTGTTCACGACGTTGGCGGTGTTGCCCACGTCCACGATCTCCGGGCCACGCTCGCCCATGAGGTAGCGACCCGGACGGGTGAGACCACCATTGGCGCGCTTGCCGAACAGACCGCCGAAGATACCTCCGAGACCGCCGTCACCGCCGCCGAACAAGGCATTACCCAAGGGCTTTATGATCGCCTGCTGTAGAGCAATCTGGATCAAGCCATTGATCACGGTCGAGGTCATGGACTTGAAGGCGTCACCAAGCGAGCCGACACCCGTGATGGCGTTCGCCAGCCCGTCTTGGAGCGACTGGAGGCCATTCACCTCCACGTTCTCAAGGGCGTCGTTGATCTCCTCCGCCGTGCTCGGGATATCGTCCAGAAACTGCCCCAACGGGCTCTTGTTGCCCTTATCAACGGCGTCGGTCTGCTGCTTGGTGATGCGGTCGAGAAGATCGAGGCGAGCCTGTGCAATCTTCTTCTGCGCGTCGGTGCTGTCCTTGCTGGCGATGACCGCCTCAAGCTCAAGCCGTTCCTGCTCCGCCTGATTGCGGATGATGCGCTTCTGAATGTCGGCCTTCTCCGTGCGACCACGCGCGAGGGCGAGATCACCTTGGAGAAGATCAACGTCGTTCTGGAGACCAGCACGGCGGACTTCGAGCGCTTCCTTCGCAAGAGCTTCGTTCTCACGGTGGTTGATGAGGTCGGCTTCCTGATAGTTGATGGCCTCCAACTTGGCCTTCAACTCGTTCGCCTGCGCCTCCGTGTAGCGCTTCTTACCTTCCGCGATCTCTTTGTCGGAGCCGGTGTCGTCATCGATGCGGCGAAGCTCACGCTGCTTGCGGATTTCGAGCATTTCGCGCTCAAGCGCCGACTGATCGACTACTTCGGGCGAGAGATCGCGCTTGGCGGATAGGAAGTCGATCTCCGCATCCGACATGGCGTCCTGAAACTGGCGAAGGGCGCGCTGGCGATACTCCGCCGAATGATCCTCCGGGGTGGTCTTCTTCGACCCACCCGTGGGCTTGAGGCCGGGGAGCGTGCCACCACCAGTCCCGCCGCCCTTGGGGGCGTTACGGGCCGCGTTCGCGGCCTCCTGCCGTGCGGTCGCCTGCTTGAGAAGGTTGCCCTGTCGGACGAACTCGGCACCCGCCGCCTTCACGTCGGGCGGAATGTAGGTGCCCATGCCACCCATCCCGCTCATGTCCGGGAGGTATTGCCCACCCTTGCCCGCCTTGGCGTCCTTGTATGCAGCGCGAGCCTTGCGGAATTCAGCGAGGCGGACCTTCAAGTCCCCGCTGTTGTCCTTCATGGACTGCTCCATCTTGGAGCCCATGTAATAGCCACCGGCTGCACCGCCGATGCCGCCAGCCACAGCGCCCCACGGGCCTGCGACCATGAAGCCGCCAGCCGCGCCCGCGAGCCCGCCCATGATGGTCATGGCCGTCTTGGGGTTCTGTGCCCAAAACTGGATCAACTGCGTCACCACCTTGGCGATGGCGTCGGCGAGACCGGCGATGGCATCGGCGTTCTGAATGATCACGTTGGCGAACTGCGCCGTCACGATCATGGACATGGCGTCCAGCTTGTCGTTGACCTGTCCAGCGTTGGCGATGAGGCGATCGTCCAGCACGATGCCGAGATCATCGGCGGCACGCGCGAGATCGTTGATGCCGCTCGATCCCTGCGAAAGAAGCTGCGTCAACTCCTGCGCGGACTTGCCGAACAGCGACACCGAAGCCGCCGCCTGCTGCGCCTTGGTGGGTAGCTTGGCGATGCCGTCTGCCGCCTGCTTGATGGCGGTGTCCACGTCGGTCGAGGTGACGCCCAAGTCCTTCATCTGCTTGAGCATCGCCTGATTGCCCGACGCAGCGGAGCCGAGGTTCTTGGAGAACTTCTCCACGGCGGCATCCGCGCCCTCTACGGACGAGCCGGAAAGCTGCGCAGCATAGCGAAACTCTTGGATGAACTTGGTGGTCGCGCCCGTGCGATCGGCCAAATCCTGAATGGCGTCGGCGTAGTCGAAGGCGGACTGAATCTGCCCACGAATCCAGTCCACGGAGAACGCTGCTGCCAGCGTGCCGCCAATCGCCTTCGCGCCGGAGAGGAACTTGGAAATCTGCGCACCAGTGGCCTGCGTCTGTGCAGCCGCGCGCTTGAGACCAGCGATGAATTGAGCGCTGTCGAGCCCAAGACTGACAGAAAGATTACCTACAGAAGCCATACCATATTTAGTCGGTAGGCTGTCCCGCTATGCGGCCTTCGAAATAGGCGGCAATGCGATCAGCAAGTGTTTCGGTGTTGTGCGCCTTCTCAAGCCACTGGTCGCGCGCCTTCTCGTCTTCGTCACGACGGTCGAAGAAGTGCGGGACAGGCGTGTTTGCGGGCGTGTTTGCCGAGAATAGAAGCGAGACAAGCTGCTCGAAGCGGTTATCGTCTACGGGCGAGCCGAACGGCTCAAACCCGTAGTAGACCATCCACTCACGAAGCTCGGCTTCGGACAAGGGTCCGGGAACCCCTGTCTCAAGCTCGCTTACCGTTTTGCCGAGGTGCCCCGCGAGGCGGAAGATGAACCGCCGTTCTTGGTTCGCGCGGAAGTTTTTTTTAGCGTCTCAACGCTCTCCACCGCCTTCATCGGCGTGCGCAGCGTGACGATATGGGTGTAGATCGCCGCGACGGAGGTCATGGAGAGACCAAGAACACGGTCATAATCCTCAACAGGATCGAACATCGGCTCGTTGTTCTCGTCCACGATGGACACGAGGATTTGGAGAAGGGTGTCGTCATAGCGCTCCATCTTCGGGAGCCCCTTGCGTTCATCCTCCGGGAGGCGCTGATCGGCCTCATAATCTTCGATCTCGCGCTCACGGACCTGATAGATATCCATCAGGCGCATGTTGTCGCGCAGTGTTGGTGCCTTGATGCGGACAGTGCCGCCCCACTCCACAACGTCAACGTCGAGAGTGAGGGGCTTCTGTTCGAAAATCTGTGCTTTCGAAAGCAGGGCCATGATTAGGCGGCTTTCGACTTCACAACGGTGCCGGTGATTTCGATCGAGACCGAAGCAGTGACCTGCTTGTCCACGCCAACCGCCTTGTCGATCGCCAGCACGAAGCCGTCGAATGCAAACTGCGTGGCATCGGGAAGAACGATCTGGAAGCTGGTCTTTGCCGCACCATCACGCGCAGCCTCAAGCGCAACCTGACCGGCATCATCCGGGATATAGTTGAGCGAGACCTTGATCTGGCCTTCGTCGGCGAGACCAACGAGCTTTTCCTTACGGGTGCTCGAAAGGTCCGTAACATCGACCACGGTGGCAGTGCCGCCGCCAAGGCCGGAGAAATCAGTGAAGCCCTTCACGTTGGTGAAGGTCGAACCGACCTTGACCTTGAAGAGCGTGCCGGTCGAAATGATCGGGGAAGTAGTGGTAGCCATGTGTTATGCGTCTCCTGAAACAACTCGACGCTGTTCCAGCGCCTCCAGTTATTTATTCTCGGGAGACGGACGGCTTGTTCAGACGTTCGCGAAGATGAGGAAGGTCATCATGGTGCGGAATAGTGCGACTTCTGTGGTGTCATCGATGGTTTGTGTTGCGCCAGTCCATGCGACGGACTGCACGTCTTCGGAGACCCACTCCACGAGATCGTCGCGGATGGCCTTCGCCAGCGTGGAAGCCTTGGTGTAGCTCTCATCGTAAACGTCGATCTGGTAGATGAGGTAGGCGCGATCAGATGCGCCGCTGTCCACGCTCCGCACCGGATCGACGTGAAGAAGATTGTAGATCACGCACGGCTGCTCATAGTTCTTCGGAGCCTTGAGCGGATACATATTCGGGGCGAGCGTATTCAGTCGCTCAACAAGCTGTGCGTCGATCATCGATTATTTAGGCGGATTAGACGCCCCGCTTGATCAGCCCCTTGTTCAGCGCCTTGGCGATGGCGGCAATGATCTCGTCCTTGCTGCTCTCAAGAGCACGCAGCATGAACGGGTTCGGTTGATTGTGGATCGAGCCAAACTCCACCATGCTCGCGTGGTAACCCTGCGCGATATGGACCAAGTTTTCGACGCGCCCCCCGGGTGCCTTCGATTTCTTGATCTTCACGTTATTCTTGATCTTGTGGTGTGTTTCCTCGCGGGTCTTGCCGCCCTTGGTGTGGCGGGTGATCTTGGTCCCTTCGGCGACGTTGGAGACCGGAGCTTCCTTCTCCACCGCCTTCTTCAAGACGGCGGCACCGGCACGGTTCGCCGACTGCCCCGCCTTGGTGGCATCCTCGCGCGATAGCTGCTTCAGGCGCTGCTCAAGCTGCGCGAACCCGGAAGTGCGGAAGTTGAAGTTCATCACACTCCCGCGACGGTGATCACGAGAGAGGCACGGCGATCCGGCTCATCGATCGCGGTGATGGCGTAGGTCACGCCGTCCACGATCACGCGGTTCGCCATGGTGAGGCCCGTGCGCCAGCGAAGGCGGTAGCGACCCGTGGGGACGCTTTCCTTGCCTGCTACACGGGCAACGTCGGTGGTGCGAAGCTCAAGGCGCTCCGCATAGGTGTTGGCGGTCACCGCCCACGTCTCGGCAACCTGCCCCACGGGATCGCGGGTCTTGGTAGCGGTGAGGATTTGTAGCTTCCGATCGAGCTTGCCGCTTTCAATCATGGTGGATCACCACACGATCCGCTTGAAGCGCTGGCACAGGCGATCGACCGTCTTGGCGGTCTGGTCGGAGATTTCCTCGCGGCCATTGTAGCCCGCGCTCACCACCACCGCGATGGCATGGGCGAGCGATTGCGGGATGCCCACGTCGCTGTCGTAGCCCGCCACCAGCGTGACGATTGGCATCCCTGCCGGATAGCCGGTGAAGTGAAGGTAGCCGCTGGCGAGGTGCCAGCCATCGATCTCACGGAGCACGCCGTCGCGGTCGCGATATTCGACCTTGGAGACGGACTGCACCGGGGCGAGCGGCAGGCGATAGCTCTCATCGATCCCGTCCAACTCGACACGGTAGGTGGAGAGGCCAAGGCACAGGCCGGTCACGCCCTCCACGTATTCGGTGGCGGAGCCCACCAGCATCGCCACAGTATCTTCGTCCTGTCCCGCATCGATGCGGAGCCAAGATTGAAGCTCATCTTCGGTGAGTGCCGGAAACTCGGGCAATGAAAGGCGGGTGATCTGCATGTTGATATTTAGCAGAAAGCCCCCGCACGCTTTCGCGCCGGGGGCTCACTGTTTCGTTCCTCGTGATCGAGGCTGCGATTAAGCAGCCTTGATCTTGAGAACCTTGTAGGACTCGGTGTTGGTGACGATGCCACCGACGCGAGCACGGCTCTGGTATGCAACATACGGAGCGTTCGCGTAGGGGTTGTAGAGCATCGACATGCCAATGCGGTCGGCGATCAGGTAGGACTCGTTGAAGTCACCGAAAGCAACCGCCAGCGCGTTCGCAGCGATCTCCGGCATGTCCTCCATCTCGACCACTTCGTAGCCAAGCAGCATGTCGGGCATACCCGCCTGAAGCGAGGGCTGGAACAGATACTGGCCGGTGGTGTCCTTGAGCGAACGGATCGCGGTCTTGGTCGCCTTGGTCATCAGCCACTTCGCGCCAGCGCGGTAAGCAGCCTTGAGTTCGCCGACGATCTTGATCAGGTCGTCTGCGTTCAGGCCACCCGTGACGCTCGAAACGATGTGCTGCACGGTGCCGAAGGCGCGGGTCTTGTCCGAAGTCAGTGCGGTGGTGACGTTCAGAAGACCCGAAGGCTTTAGGGTGCCATTGCCGGTGACGAACGCTTCGCCTTCCGCGCGGGCAAACTCGGTTGCGACCTTGCCAGCGATGAAGCCAGCGATATCGAACTGCGAGTCCTCAAGCAGCGTCGGGGTGACGAACGGCGAGGCATAAAGCTCACCAAACTTCGGGGTGATCTCGGTGATGGTCGGCGAGTCCGTCTCCGGGCGCGCGTCCTTCTCACCAACCCACGAAGACTTCGCGCCATTCGGCGAAACCGGGAGGTGGAAATCCGGGGTCGAAACGCTCACGACACGAGCGACCGAACGCATCGGCGAAATGTCGGTGACGAGCGAACGAATCTGCGAGTCGATCACCTTGGGAACGGTGTAGCCGCCTTCGGACGGGACGCCCGCCGACATGGCCTTCAGTTCCGGGGTGATGACGCCGTTGCGCAGGTAGCTGTCAAACGCCTTGGTATCGACCGAAGCGGTGACGTTGCCAGCACCGGGGCGACCCGCTGCGGTCTCGATCGCGGCGACCTTGGTTGCCAGCGCATCGAACTTGGTGGTGATTTCAGAATGAAGCTCACCCAGCTTCGTAACGAAATTATCGGCCATGATTCTCCTGTTTCAGTTCACGGATAAGGTTGTTCACGGCCTCGATTGCCGTCTGCATATATTTAGCTTCGCTCTCATCGGAGGTGTCGGAGGCTTCTGCGGACTCTTCGTCCTCACCATCCTCATCCTTTTCTTCCTCATCAGCGGGAGCTTCGTCGCTCTTTTCTTCCTCATTGGAAGGAGAATCGTCAGACTTCTCGTCGGCCTCTTCGATCTCGTCGTCAGACTTGAAGCGCTTGGCGGCGAGCGCCTTGGCGTCTTCCTCATCCACGCCAAGCTCCGCGAGCTTCGCCATGAAATCTTCTTCGGTGATGTCGCCTTCGGCTTCGGGATCGGACTTCACGTCCGCGACACGGGCCTTCTCGTTGCACGGAAAGGTGACGACGCTGATCTCCATGAGCTTGGCTTCGGTGATCGTGCGAACACCGCCTTCCATGGAGAACTCGACCACCCAAAAGCCGATCGAGAGACCCGTCACGGCACCAGCCTTCACGGCGGTGTAGGCGTCGCGCCCTGCTGCCGTGTCGAGAAACACGCCGTTGGCCTTCAAGCCGTAGTCGTCTTCCTCAAGCTCCGTCCAAACGCCGATCGGCATGGACCACGCATCGTGGTTGAAGAACATGGCCGGGACGGTCCCGTTGGCCTTGTGGTCCGCCAGCGTCTTGGTGAAAGCGCCGGGGGCAATGATATCGCTCGCGTGGTCCTGATTGCCGAACACTGCGCCATAGCCGGAGAAAGTCTTCTCCGAAGTCTCGACACCGGGCTCGGCAAGTTTGACTTCAAGGCGACCCGCAAGCGCAAGCCGCTCCATCTTCTTCTTCATGGACTTATTTAGGCTACGGGCTCATCGCCTTCGTCTGCGTCGGGCTCATCCTTCGGCTGGTCGCCGTAGAGGTTCGCAGCGGGGCGAAGCTGATCAGCGGCAGGATCGGACGAGCGGTCAAAGCCCTCAAGCTCACGCACCTCGTTGGGTGTGAGGATGCCGTTCAACAGACCAAGCTGGTAGTATTCCATCCGCTCTTTGGCGGTGCCGCGCAGCGCCGCGCGATTGTCGATCATGACGCGGTAGCCCTGCTTGCGCTCGGCAGGCGTCAACAGCGCCTTGTTCGCCGACTGAACGAAGCGCTCGTGCCAATGGGCGTCGGTGTCCTGATCGTGCGCGATATGCGCCTGCTCAACGCTGGCGTAGGACTGCGATCCCATGGTGTGGAACACCTTGGTCGGCGACACGCGGAAGTAACGGCAGATTTCCTCGATCTGGAAACGGCGAGCTTCGATCCACTGACTGTCGCTCGCGTTGTTCGCCATCGGGGTGAACGAGATCGGGGCGTTCATCGCCACCGTCTTGTGGGCGTTCGCAGCGCCACGGCTCGCGTTCCAAGCCGCCTTGATCTGGGCAAGCTGCGTTTCGGTCCATTGCGCTTCGCCCACCGGGGTGATCAGACCACCGGGTTTCGCGCCATTCTTGAAGGTAGCGGCTCCGAAGGTCTCCGTGCTCTCCGCCAAGCCGATGGCGCGACGTGCAGCCGTGAGGGTGGACATGCCCTTCCACGAGCGCATGGCCGGTCCCTTGAGGTGCCACACCTGATTGGACGGAACCTGCACGCCATAGATGCGGTAGGTGACCGGACCACCAAGGCGGCTTTCGTCCGCCTCCACGGTGGCCTGTCCGGGATCGCAGGGCAGAAGTTCGCGGATCGCACCAACACCGGTCGGGCCACGATTGATGAACACGAAGGCTTCCGAATAGAGCGCGAGGTGCCAGCCAAGCTGCTCGCGAAACTCATAGGAGGTCTGGCGCTCGTTGGGCGACTCGGCGAGAAGCGAGTGGAGGGCGTGGTCTGTTGCCCGCACCATGCCCGTGCCGGTGTCGCGATGCAGGAAGCACGGCGGCTGCGCGAGACCTTCGGCGATAACGCGGGCGCACGCATGGACGGCGCTCACGCGATCCGAGAGGAGACCTTCGTCGCCAAGATCGGCACGGAGCGCGGCTTCCACCGCATCCGGGGAGTGAACCGGCACAGGTGTGCCACCCTTCGTTTCGGGAAGGGGACCAAAGATGAAGCTATCGAGAGAAGACCAGAAACCCATGTCGATATTTAGTCGAAGGGCGACTTGGCCGTAGCGAGCGAAGTCCACGCGGGGATAGGTGTGCTTTACTTCGGCATAGCCAAGTTTTCCCCCGATAAGAGCATGTCCTAATTAATACTCTTACGACATGCCGTTATCGGGGGAAAACTTGCTCGCTCCGCTCAATCGAGGAAGAACATCTCAACCGGTAGCGGCGGAGGTGGCGGAGCTTTATTAGAAGCGGCGAAGGCGTAGAGACCAGCCACGATAAGGTCGATCTTTTCATGACCGGCCTTGCTTGGCTTCACAGGACGACGCGACACACCCGATTGATAGGCACAGACGTTCGCGGCGCACCAGTCGAGCACCGGGTTGTTCGGGTGGACAAGCTCACCGTTCTTCAACGACGCCTCGAAGTCATCCATCGCGACCGTCCACTCGGATGAGTTGGACACGAAGATGCTGGTGTTGAAGCCCATGGCTTCGAACTTCTGCCGGGTGTTCTCACCCTGCCAGCTATCGAAAACCATTTCCGCGACGTTGAAGTGCTCGCACAGGTCGGTGAGTTTGGCTTCGATCTCCACGAAGCTGGACGCTGTGCCCTCCGTGGCGACCAGCGCCTCCGACTCCACCCACGAAGCGTAGGCCGGTGCGTTGGGGCTGTCCTGCACCGCGCCTTCCGGGACGAAGGCAAACGGGAAGATGGCACGCTTGCCGTCCGGGAGCGGCACAATCACCACGATCGCGGTCAAGTCCTGCCGCGTGGACATATCGACGCCGACGTAGGCGGTGGAGCCTTTGAGATCGGCGATGGACAGCTTGCTGTCACCAGCCTTCGCCCAATGGACCTGATTGAGCCACCCGTTCGCGGCGGCGACCCACTGGTTCAGATATTTCGTCCGCGCGTTTGCCTGATTGGCGGGCGACTGGAGCGCCTTCTCATACTCGCCTCGCAGGTATTCTTCCGACACGGACACGCCCATGTTCGGGTTCGCCTTCCGCCAGACGGAGAAGTCGCGCCAATCATCGTCGGGATCGATGGTGTAGATGGCGGAGAACAGGCGATCGTCCACAGCCGAGCCCTTGAGCACGGCTTCGGCATCAAGCTGTTCGGTGCGGCAAATGCCCGCAAGCTGGTTGCCAGCGGTCGAAATGATTAGAAGCAGCGGCTGACGACGCGCGCCCATGCCGGTCTTGAAGGCACCGATCTGCGTGTCGTCTTTGTGCTGGTGGGCCTCGTCCGCGATTGCGCAGTGGGGCGAACTTCCGTCCTTGGTCTTACCGATCACGGGCACGAAGGTGGAGCCGGTCATTTCGGAGTAGATGGACTTCGCCATCACCTCCACGCCGAAGGCTTCGATGAACCCCGGCGACATTTCCGCCATGCGCTTGGCAGGCGTGAACACCTCGTTGGCCTGCGCGAGGTTGGACGCCCCGCAATACACTTCGGCACCGGGCTCGTTGTCGGCGAACGCCATGTAGTTGCCGATGCCTGCCGCGATGATCGACTTGCCCATCTTGCGCGGCAACAGGACGAAGGCGGAGCGATGCTTCCGAAGGCCATCCGACTTACGGAGGAAGCCGAAGATATTGGCGAATATCCAAACCTGAAACGGCTCAAGGCGGATCGGATGGCCTGCCCATTCGCCCTTGGTGTGGACCAGTGTCTCGATGAAGCCACACACGCGATCGATCGCGGGCTCGGAGAACACGAGATCACGGCGCTTGAGGTCATCAAGCATCCGCTGCGCGGACGCCCTGATCTGCCAGCACGCGGGGATTTTGCCGGAGACTACCTTCTTCGCGTAGCTGATCGCGGTGTGAGCGTAGGTTCCCTTCTCGAAGCGCTGCTTCACTGGAACTTTGCGAACGGGTTGGTGGATGCGGCCTTCTCGCCGCCACGCGCGAGGCGAGCCTTCGCCCCGGCGATGCCGAGCATTTCCATTTCCTTGCGAAGCTCGGAGACGAACGCTGCGTTCAGCGGATCACCCGCACGCACAGACGCGATGAAGCGCGCCATCATTTCGCAATATGTGGCGAAGAAGTGGCTGTCGGGCTCGCGAGCACCACAGGCCACCACGCGGGCGAGATCATCGGCCCACACTTCCTTGGCACCAGCGCTCAACCATGCGGGAGCGACGGGGGTATCTTCGACAAGCTGGACGAGCGGCGCGGTGCCGCCGTCTACGCACTCTTTGTAGGTGCCCGCCAATTTCTTCGTGGCGGGATTCTTGAGTTTTGGGCCACGCTGCAT